AGACTCTAGATGCTTTTAATTGCTTCTTAGTTCTTTTCTTACGAATTCTCATAGCGATAGATTCGTCTTTTCTAGCTTTGTAGCCTTGTTTCTTCTTGCCTACTTTTCCACCTTTTTTGTACATAGCACCACCCGCCATGCCCATGTCTGAAGGATAGTATCCTGACATCATGTCTTTTCTAGCTGTAGACATTCCACCACCTCTCATTTTAGCTCTTCCACCATCTTTTAATGGTTGAGTTGTTTGTTTATTAAATCTTCTATTTGCCATTTTTTATCTCCTTATTTTTTTCCATTTCTGAAAATTTGTGTTCCCTTTATACCAAAAATACTGCCACATACAAGTATCCAAAGTGAAGTAAACCATGTCGGCAACGCTTGGAAATGTTCAAAGAAAATCTTTATCTTTTCCATAGCCGCCGGATCGTCAGACCACACCCCATATGCGAGCACCAAAATGGGCAACGTGAGGATCAATAAAACGACCTCATCCTTGTAGTCGTTTTGACGAGCCTCTAACAGTTTTCCCTGGTAAGCTTCTTCGCCTCGCGCTTGTCGCTCTGCATGCAATAGTTGTGCATCAGACATTGCAACTTTCGCTCTCTGCTTGTTAGCGTATATTTTACTTCCAGCAGAAACGGCTAATTTAATTGCCGAGAACCACATACTAATACCACTTAACAGTAGATTTTTTAGAAGCTAACATTCTTCTTTGACCACCAACTTTGTTTACTGTTGGTTCGCCTTGAGGAATTTTAACTTCTACTTCTTTTGCATAACCATCCGCATTAACTGAAAGAGTGTTTTTTGCATCTGCTTTTGGTGTATCAGATACAACTTCTCCAACATATCTTGGATTGTTTTTTGTAAAGAATGTTTTTCCTTTTCCCATAGTTTTCTCCTTGTTCGTTTATATACTATCTTTTTGGACCTTTCAAGATTTTAACATCTGCCATTTTCATCAAATCATTCTCCATTTTAGCTTGTTGAGACATCATTTGTTTAGTTAGCGAAGTATCAGCTCTTAATTCAGCTAATTCTTGATTTTGATCTAATTTTTCATCAAATTGTTGTTGACCCATTAATTGTTTAGATCTATCTAAATCTATTTTTTCTTGGTCTTGTTCACGTTTAGCAGTGTCATTCATAGCTCTTAGATCTAATTCTCTAGCTTTTAATTTAGCAACTGGGTCATTACTAAACTCACCCATAATTTTATTTTCTTCATTTTTAAATTCTTCAGTCATTTCTGCAATTAATTTAGCTTTTCTAGACTCTAAACTCATTGAAAGAGACATTATTTGTTGTTGAATCTGCGGATCTTGTTGTAACATTGGGTTTTGTTGCATCATTTGTTGCATTTGCATTAATTTTGCAATTTCTTCTCTAAATTCTACCTCTAATTGCTCCTGTGCCATCAAAGAAATGTGTTCAAAAATGTTTTTTTCTAACGCAGCCATCACAACTGGGTTATTTCGAGCAATATTAGTTGCCATAAAGTTTAAATGGGTCGTAATGTGTGCTTGATGGTCTTGTCCTTTGAATGCTTGGAACGGTTTTCCGCTCATTGCAAGAATATTTTCAGTTGCAGGATCCATTGGCATAGGTTGTTGAGGTGGTGGTAAAATTTTATCAATATTTTTTACACCAATCGCCGTATACATTGCATGAAAGGCTTCATATAGGTTGTGCATTTGTGGATTTGACATTGCAAGTTGTAATTCTGTCTGTGCTAAACTAATTCTTTGTGATTGAGAGAAAATATTTGGGTCTGCAACAGGAATAATATCTACTTTGTCATCAAAATCTGCAACTTTTATATTTCTTTGACCTCCAACTACATCATATGGATACTCTTGAGGCAGATAAGTTTTAAAAACCCCTGCTAATAATTGAAACTCACTTTTCATCGCCACATAAAGTCTTTTATGAATCGCCGACATGACCCTTGAACCACGTTCTAAGAGAGCTATAGTCGTTCCAACAGCTGCTTGCTGGTTGCCGTCCCCGACCTGCATGTCAGCGATGGCGGCAAATCGTTGCCCTGCCTGTACCACTATCCCCATCAACTGTAATAAAGTTGGTGAAGGTTCTTTAAATGGTAATGGCATAAATGCATCTTTGATACTTCCTCCAGGTGCATCTACATCTCTGAATTCTCCAGGCTGTATAGCTTGTGCCTCATCTCTAACACGGATTCCTCTTTGTTTAAATCCTGCCGGTAAATTACTTAAAGTTCCTGCGTCTAATAGTTGACGTAATGCAGTAGTTGCCGTTCTTGACAAACCACCGATCATATGAATTAAACCAAAACCATAAAAACCTAATCCAGGTAAAAATTTAAAATGTACAAAGTAATCTATTTTAAGTTTTTGTGGGTCATCTATTTGATAGTTTCTTCTAATTGATAATACTTGTCTGCTTCCTAATTCAAGAGAAACAATATAAGGAAGTTTAATTCCAGTTGGTTCTCCTTGAGAGTCTTTGTCTTCAAAACCTTCTAAATCCAAATCAGTATGAATTTCTAAAATTGTAAAAATATCTTCGTCTCTAGTTTTTTTAACGCCTTCTAATTCTCTTTCTTTTTTTTCTACTTCTGTTTCTTGATTATACCCAGGTGTTAATTCTATGTCTTGGTAAAAACCTGAAACTTGTTTTTTTCTTAAATCGTTCTCAGACATTTTAATTACATGCACAACTGCTTCTGCATCTTCTAAAGATGTAGCAGTATATGGTACAATTAAATCATCTGCTGGAACAAATTTTGATACAGCTCTGCCTAAGAGTTCATCATAATAAACTTTTTTAAAGGCAGAGCCACTAAGAGGGAGATAAAAAAGCATTTGATCGAACTCGGGTTCGTACTCTTTCATCACATCCATGAGCTGATAGTTCATGAATTCTTTAACTCTGTTTGACTGCTCTTCTCGAGCTCTATCTGCTAATCCAACTATTTGAGTATGGACTGGGCCATTAGCTGGTAATAATTCTTTGTAAGCTTGCGCTTGAAATTGTGTAACGGCTTCAGCAAGAACTGGATGTGTTGCACCTGAAGCTCCTTGAAACGGTTGTGTTGGATTTTCATATTTAAATCCTAAAAGATCTAAACCTTTTGTGTAACTATCTTCCCATGCTTTTCTTGAAGATTTATATTGCATGTAGTTTCCAGAAAGTTCAGAACCTAATTTACCTAAAACATCCTCTGGTAATAACTCTGCTAAATTATCAAAATGACCATCTGTTCCTGGTTGATTAACTGCTTCAGGATCAAAATTAATTGTTGCACCACCATCTTCTTCTTGTGTTACTGTAACATCATCTGGACTAATTTGCTCTTGAATAGTTTGTTCTTGAGCAACTTCAATTTCCTCTTCTCCAGGTACTTTAATTTCAGTCTCTACGTTTGGTAGGGGCTTGTCTATTTTTGCCATTTATATTCTCCGAGTTCTTGACTGTTGTAGCTTGTTTTATGGGAACATTCAACCCTTGAGAATTAGGTCCTCTCAAAGGTGGAATTGCCTTCCATTTTACGTGTGGTAAATTTACCACAAGAGTTTTATTTTTCATTACCTAAAAAAATCCCCATCTGATCTGTTTCTACCAGTAAATAGTTTGTAACCTTGATAACCAAGTGTTCCAAGTGTTGCTAATCCAGCACCAATAGACAATGCAGGCAATGCTGCTGTCCCCGCTAAACCTAAAGATGCAATACCAAGTAGTCCTCTTGACATTCCGGCTTTACCTAAAGCTCTTACTGCAGGGTTCATAAATGCTGCACCTAAATAATTTAATGGGTTAGTTGCAATCTCTTCTGCATCTTTACCCGCTCTAACATCTTGAGCTATGTAACCAATTGTAGATGGTATAGCTATTGCAGGTGCACCAAGTGCCCATAAACCTTTTCCAAGGACACCTTTACCTAATCCTAATGCAGCCCTTGTTCTTCCAACACCATCTGGTAATGGTCCAGTCTCTCCAACGCCTCTTGCAGTTCTGTAAACTTTTCCTGCAATAGGTGCAGTCAATCCTGCTGCAGCGGCAGCTTCTAATTTAAATTGATTGTCTAATAAAATGTTATCATCAACTTCTTCACCTTTTTGTTCAACATCAGAGATAATCATTCCTTCCATCTGACTATCGTTAGTTAAATATGTACTCGGGTCATCGTTTCTAAATTGTTTAACTAATGCACCGGCTCCAGCACCCGCGACTACAGTACCAAGGCCCAGGGCAATCTTACCAGCTAATCCACCTCTAAGTAAATTTGGATTATCTTTTAGTGCTGTTAAAAATTTTGTACTTGAGTTTTTAATTTTATTAAATGCACCGCCTGCATTAGATTTATTAATCTCTTGTGCTAATTTTTTTGGATTTTTTTCAAGTGCATCATTAACCGCGTCTACACACTTTACTACCGGTCCACCAGATTGTTTTTTTCCAACAATTGAACAAATAGGCCCACCTGCTCTAGCGTTAGCAAGTGCATCGTCAATAAACAATGCCATTTTTTCAACATCGACTCTGTTTAGTTTTGCTCTTTCAACATCAAACCTTTCAACATTAACTCCTGCTTCTTTTAAATCTTTATAAAAACCTTTATTGAATTTAGTATCTCTTAATACATTAGATAAATTTAAATTTTCTTTTAAAGCTGCTCTTGGATCAAAAGTTTTATCTGTAAATTTTGCAGCACCGTAATCTCGAACTTTAAGTTTACCCGTATCTTTAATATCAAAGTCCGCAGCAAGTTTTCCAAACATTTTTTTGTTTGCTCTTTGTAATGCTTCAAAAGCAGATCTAGATCCTTCTTTTCCAGCAACGATATTATTTCTTAAAGTAATTAATCTTTTATCAAATATTAATTTAAATTGATTAACATCTCCTGTAACCGGGTTAACTCTAATTGCATTTGATAAATCACCAGTTTTTTCTAAAACAGAAAAACTAATTGGATGATCTAATTGAAATGCTCCTTTACCTAAACCTTTCATGCCTCCTTTTGCAGAAAGACCAAATTCTTTTGTTAAGGCAGAAGTTAATTCTCTATATTCTTTATATTTATTTAAAGCTGCTTTTAATTTTTTAGAATTGTTTTTATAAACATCTCTTAATGTATTTTCAAAACCACGGGCAAGTTGACGAGGAAATAATCTATATGCTTCTTTTGAAAAAACATCTAATTGATTTGGTTTAAAAGCTTTAAATACTTTTTCTTGAGTCTCTCCAATAACATCTCCTCTCGATATTTTTGTAAGATTTCTTAATGCACCTTGATACGCAGTTGTTACTTTTTTAATAATATCTTCATTACTACCTATTTTTCTAAACGCTTTAAAAAGATCTGCTTCAGATGCACCTTTATTTTTATTTGTCCATTCAATTATTTCACCCATAATAGGGTCGCCAACATTTTTAATTGCACTTAGTCCTGTTATTTTGCCTTGTTTATATTTTTGAATATTTTCAAAATCTAAATCTTTAATTACATTTAATTCTTTTTTAGGAATTTTAATTTGATCAAAAAATATTTTATATAATTCTCCAGTGCCTGTTCGTCCGGGATTAACTGGAGCATTTCCTTTTGCATACTGAACAAATCTTCTCCATACACTTCCTTCAACATTGTCAAACACACTAGTTTTTAAACCTTTAGCTTTAGCTAGTTTCATTGATTTTTTTCGAGAAGGAAGATTTATATAACTTTCAAAACTTCCACCCCCTTTTCGCCACTCGTCTAAACTTTTTAAGAATTTTTTTAAAGTAGGAATCTCTTTTTTAGGAAATCTTGTGGGTAGGGTATAAGTCTTACCTTTATAAGTAAAGGTTTGCTCAAAGCCTCCTGCTGCTTCTCGTTCTGCTCGTTTTTTAAGTCTAAATTTTTCTTGTGGAGTCATTAAACCTCCAGGATCTTAGCTAGTCCGCCTTTTGCTAAAGGTTGTTTAACTGCGTTTAAAAACATCTCAATTAATTCATCAACAGTTTCTTTTCCTG